TTACCAAATTCTAAAGCACTTGCACCAGAATTAACTTTAAGTACCTGACCAGCACTACCTATTGCCGCTAAACCAGTACCACCATCAACAAATCCTAATGTATCCGATGTTGTAAATTCTGCAACACCTGTTGGATTACCTGATCCATTAAATACACCCTTTAGAGCAACTACATCAGCCATTATTGTAATAACATGGTAACTTTATCAGTACCATCCCTCATTTTAAAAGGAACATATAAAGTATTAATAACTGTTCCTAAAGTTGAACTTTGACTACTTGGATCTATATAAGTTGCAGTCCCATCTCTTTTAGTAAAATTAATACCACGAGATGTTCCTATCGTTAAAGTATCGTTTGTAGCGTCTGTTGTGATTGAATTAAGTCCTGTGCCGACAATTGTAAGTGTATCTGTTGATGTATCTGCCACAACATCATCTTGTCCTGAAACTGCTATTGTGCTAAATACATTACCTTGAGCAGCTGCACCTGCGATCTCTTTGATAGAACCACCGTCATTGATATAAAACTTTTGTGCCGTTTTATCAATTGCGACTTCTCTATCTGCTATATCGCTAGTTGTGGGTGTACTAGTACCTGTTTTGATCTTAATAACTGTCGCCATTTAATCTCTCTTTAAATTAACGATTAGTATGTTCCGCCGTCTATATCGCCGTAAGCAACATTACTACCGTTTGATTGTAAAATCTTTCCATTTGCCGCAATTGCTAATTTAGCAAGTGTATTAGCGCCACTTGCATACAAAATATCACCAGTAGTGAAAGATGATTGTCCTGTACCTCCATATACTTCATCAATTACTGTACCTTGCCAAGTACCAGTTGCAATTGTTCCTAAAGTAGTAATTGACGCTTGACCAGGATAAGTTGTCTTAATCTGTAAGGCGTCTGAAGAAACTTCAATTGTTGAATCATCTACAGCAACATCTAACTGATTACCAGTTTTTGTTAATGCAGCCCCAGCACTTATTTGACCAGCACCAGAGAATTGTGAAGCCGTAATATTAGTTGTTCCTAATGTTGGAGTACCATCGTGTGTGAATACATAACCGTTGTCAGCATTAGCAGAACCTTTTTCTACAAATACGAAAGCACCACCTGTTATTTCAGAAGCTGCGTCTGCGTCAGGTGTTCTTGTTAGAACATAAGCAGCAGAACCAGTACCTAATGTAGATACTCTATAGATACCATTTTGTTTTGGATCTGTTTGATCTTTTAATAAGATTCTATCGTTTAATGCAACAGCAACACCGTCAACTGTTAATGCACCATTTGAACCAGCAGTGATTGTTCCTGCACCATTACTGTATGTACCAGCAATGTTTGCTGTTGAAGCAAGATCAACTGAATCTTTTACATCTAAACCGTTTGCAACACTATCAACGTATGCTTTTGTAGCAGCGTCTTGGTCAGCAGTTGGATCGGTTACGTTTGTTATTCTACTTGAATTAACATCAACAGTACCAGAACCTTTCGGATCAAGTATTAAGTCAATGTTTGTATCATCACCTTGTGAACCTATTTTAACACCATTACCTGTAGCAGAGTTTGTAATCTCTATTGCGTTAACGGCACTTGTTGTTTGCTGGAATATGATTTGTTCATTACCGTTTGCGTCAGCAATGAAACCGTCATCAGCAATTTTAGGAGCTGTTAGTGTCTTGTTTGTAAGTGTTTCTGTTCCTGTTAATGAAACAAAACTATCACCTTGTAGTCCTGCGTTGAACTCTGCTAATGTTCCAGTAAAAGTTCCTAGATCATCTAAATCAATGTGTAGAGTATTTGCATTACTATTAATAGTCTTGCCTGATAAAGTTTGTGTGCCAGTTAAAGTGACTACAGTATTATCTATTGCAAATGTAACCGTATCGCCTGAAACTGAAGTGTCTATTCCTGTTCCACCAGTAAATGTTAATGTGTCTGTTCCTAATACAACACCATCGTCTGATCCTGAGTCAGCAGCAATATCTAAAGTAGTTGTTATTGAAGCCGTGCCTGCAGCCGTTAAACGACCTTGAGCATCCACAGTAAATGTTGGTATTGCAGTTGCAGACCCATATGATCCTGCCGTCACAGCAGTTGCGTCTAGGGCGATTGAAATATTGTTATTTGATACAGTTGATGTTAAACCTGTACCACCAGCGATTGTTAATGTTTCGCCAGTATTAAATGTATCACTTGATCCTGAATCAGCAGCCAAAGTAAATGAACTTGACGCTGGAGCAGCAAACGTTAGATTACCAGAACCATCTGTTTGTAATACGTGACCATTTGAACCGTCGGCACTTGGTAAAGTAAATGTAACCGAACTTCCTACACTATTGGGAGATTTAAGTGCTATGAAGTTGGCGCCATTATTTGTGCCTTCGTTAAATTTGAGAGTACCACCAGTAGTTGCATTATTACCTACTAATAATTCATCTATCGCTTTATTACTATCTACAAGTATTGCAGATGAAGCTGTTAGTGTACCGTGTGCGTGATCTAATAATTGTGTAAAATATGATCCGCCTATTTGAATTGCTGAATTTGATGTTGATGTGTGATCACCTATATATAATCGTAATCCCGATCCACCTGCACCAGTTGAAGAGGATCCTGTGTCATATACATATGCAAGTTCCCCTTGGTTAAGTCCCGAAGGTGCCGTAGCACCAGTGGTTCTTTTAATCTTTATAATTGTTGCCATTTTCTCTCCCTATTAAAATGTGCCGCCGTTTAGTATTAAGTTACCACTTTCAGTTATAATATCGTTTCTGGTTACGAATTTTTTTGTTGTATCATCATATTGAATTATAGCACCATCAAGCAAAGAGTTGGCATTTACATCGCTTAATTGTGTTAGTTTATTTACATTACTTGCAATTTGGGTAATAGATGGAGTAGTCACGGAGACGTTTTGAGGTCCCGTTTGATTATTAGTATTATTATCTACAACAGCGGTAGTATTATTACCCGTTGTATATGTTGCTTCTACATCATTTGACATGCCATTGCTACCCTAATATCGTTATATTACAATATTTATAATAACAAGGAGTTAAATCAAATCGTTTATTTACTTACAGTTGCGTCAGCTTTAGGTGCGTCTTTTTTAAGATCAATACCTAACTCTTTAGCAATAACACCGTCATAATGTGATTGAAGAACGGCAACTTTTTCTAACTCTAAAGTTAGTTTAATTTTAGTTGCTTGTAAATCTTGTCTGATTATAATTGAATTAAAAGTCTTAGGATTTAATTCACTTCTTTTATAATCTTTACCGTCAATTGTAAATACTTGTTCTTCAGCAGGTTTTGCTGGTGCTGTTGAGTTGATTGCTTCACTACTCATTTTATATTCTCCTTTTATTATACATTAGGTCTAACCGTCATTAGACCTTCAATTATTCTTATTACTTTTCCTGAACTGTCAGTTATATCTAAATCATAGACATATCTTGCAGGCGCCTCTAAAGCAAGAGTTTGTGCTGCTGTCAACGACATACTTACATTGCCTGTCGTTCTATCAGTCGCAAATTCAATAGTTAAATCTGTTCTTGTTCTTGTAGAACTAAAACCCAAAGCCATCTTTGCAGTTGCAGTATAATCCGTTAGATTTAAGGGAACTCCCTGGTTGTCTTTTACGGTTACTGTTGAACTGAAATTTGTTCCTTGATCAATTACATAGTTTGCTCTAGCTGCCATATTACTATTTATACCAATTTTGAGAGTCTATCTGAAAAATAGTCATCAATATTAGTAGGCATAGTCATTTGTGACTTACCTATATATGATTTTTTATACTTTGCTAATGACTTTAATATTAACTTATCATACTGTAGATTGTCTTTATCTACATCCCAAGGCGAACCCATTGCTAATGTAAATTTCATAGTCTTATCATTATTAACCATGGTATGAGGCCAATAACCTGACATCATAAAAGGTTGTTGTAATAGATTTTCATTTATATGATAGTTTTCGTCTTGTCCATTGAAATATAGATTATCTGTTTGACCTCTTATTACTACTCTAAATTTGTGTTCTAGTTTATTGTTCGCAAAGTTTTTACGACTGCAATCTATATGTGTTGGATTAGTTTCGCCAGGTAATGTACAGATAACTACAATACGACCTAAATCACCTGCCCATGGTTGTATATTTTTTTCTATGTATGATCTGATTTCAGACAACTGATCACTTTCTGGTGACCACTTTGGTGTAGTTTCATTCATTAAAGTATCGCCACCACTTACATAGATTGGTATGTGACGACAGTTTCTAAACTTATCATCAAAACTATGTTCATCTACT